GCCCTATAGTGATGGTGCAAGTTGAATCAAGAGTGCCAGTGTATTTGAGGAAGAGACTGCGGCCCGGATCAGTAGACCCATCAGCAATAGTAGTAGTATGAGTATCAGCATTCGTCGTAATAGCTTCCGTGCCAAAACTAAATGCCTCTGCAATCAACTCAAGGTTGGTATTTGTACTGGTGCCCCATGTACCTGATTCATCGCCTGTGGCAATCTCTTTCAAGCGTAGGTCGTTAACGTAAGTTGCCATTTAAGCTACCTCTTCCCAATTAGGAGTTTGACTGTCAGTGACAGCAGCCCACCCAGGAGTCTGACTATCCGTTATATTATTCCAATTTGGCGTTTGAGCGTCATTTACTAGACCCCAAACATTAAAATACCCTATCTCCGCTGTTCCAGATACTCCAGTTACCCCAATAACTGCATCCGCAACAACTACATTCCCGACCGCCCCAGTGCCTTCGACACCTGTTGGAACAATTGTTTGGCCCAAGCCGATAGTAACTGTACCAACTTGACCAGTGCCGGATACGCCTGTTGGAGAAACGACTGCGGTACCAATAACCGTAACTGTTCCGACTGCACCCGTTGTCTCAACACCTGTAACGGAGACATTCGCATCGCCAGTAACCGTAACCGTTCCAACAGCGCCCGTACCCGCAACGCCAGTAACTGAGACGTCTGCATCAGCACTGACCGTAACTGTACCAACCGCTCCAGTACCAGAAACGCCAGTAACACTAACATTCGCATCAGCGGATACAGTAACCGTTCCCGCAGATCCAGTCCCTTCAACACCTGTAACAGAAACGGTAACGCCCGTTCCTTCAACGATCGTAACGGAGCCAATCGACCCCGTTCCTGCCACGCCTGTAACACTGACATTCGCATCTGCAGAAACTGTGACAGAACCGACCGCCCCAGTTGCTGCAACACCTGTGACCTCAATAGGATCTGCTTGACCCCACGGGCCTTCGCCCCAAGTGCCTCTGCCCCATCCATTAAGGTCTGCCACATATTACTCGCTATGCGATACGAATAATGGCGTTAGACGCATCCGCTGTCGGGAACTGAATAGTAAAATCCCCTGAGCTAGATGTTTTATCTCCGCCAAAATCTAATGCACAAACAGACGGATCACCAGAAGCACTATCATTAAATATCAGTGCGCCTCTTGCGGTAATACTGCTAGAGCTAAACGTCAAATCAGAAAAATCGGTTAAAGCAGTAGTGCCAGAAGTGCTAGGATCTACCCTCGTTAGAGAGGCACCTTTAGCCGTATAGCCCGTACCAGAAACTTCATTGGACGTAGTATATGCCGTGGTGCCTGCTCCTAAAGAAGCAGAACTTGTGTATAGCGCAAGATTAAACGTGCTGCCTCCGGTGTTTTTAAAATTATGTACCGCTTCTAAAATTTCTTTTTTGAAAGAAGTACACATTGCAGTCGTAATAGCCATTATAGACTCCTAATTATGTCTGCCATGTCTTTATGGCCCTGACGTTCTAGTTCAGCAATTAAAGTTGTTCTATCACTTTTAATCGCTTCTTTTATATAAAAACTTACCGTTGTTTGTACAGACTGCTTAAACGCTTCAGCTTGTTGTGCAATCACTGGGTGGCAATCTCCCCCAACACTTATAATTCTATCAGAAGCAACTTTTGCCCAAAACTCAGGATCATGTCCTTTATCTGTAGTCGTTGTTACAAATACTTCGCCCATCTCCATCTGCGGAGCTTGAATCAACATGTTATTTATCCTTTAGAAATATCGTACCGATATTCGTCTCTTGAACCATAGCCTTGTCCTAAGTTTTTAAGACCGTTCACCGCCTGCACAAATCGTTGCTCATATTGAACTACTTCTTCTGGGACTTTAAGAAAAGTCGCAGCCTCCACTAAAGTGCCATACAACATCGCATCAGGGGCATTATCAGAAAGCCATGTTGTCTCAGATCCTGAAGTCGTAGTTAACGACGCAGGCCGATATTTATAATGTAGTTCAAACGAATAACCTTGGTCTGGAGTAGGTGCTAACATAAAAGTATTATCGTCGAATAAAGCGTAATACTTTGGGGTACCTGTTGTCGAAGGGTTAGGCGTATAGTCTCTGATAAAAGAAACGTGCTTATACAACAAGTAGCTGTACACGCTGCTAGAAATTACAGCCAAGCTGTAAGGTGCTAAAAAATCATCAGGCGTGCTTAAATAAGTATTACTCGCAGAAGCAGAACCTGTTACGTTTTTTCTAAAAACTGGGAGTTCTACGGCTTTTAAGATCCTCTCTTCAGCTTCTTTTATAAACGTATCTAAATCAGAAACAAAAGTTGTTTCTGCAGTTTCACAGTAATCCTGTACGGTAGATTTTAAAGTCGCTAGTGTAAAACTCATGTTGTTTCTACCTCAACTTGGCCGATGCTGCCTGTTGCGAAGACACCTTCAAATTTATTTCCTATAGGGTCTACCACACTCAACGGCTGTCCACCAACATTTACTCCACTGGCGGTAGTGTTGCTTGGACCAGTTGTAAAGACACGTCCTAGCTCAGACTGCGGTAACGGAACTTCTGGTCTTGCTTGTCGCAATGCTTCAGGATCGGATGTGTGGTGCGGTGGATCTAGTTGGGGATGCTTAGGTTCAAAACATTCTGAACAGACTTTAAATCCTGTCCACTCCATGCGCAGCTCAAGATACTTATATCTAAAGCCGCAACGATCACAGACACCATACGAATACTTACCTACCGCAAAGGCCATTAGATATATGTCCGTCTAGGAACCAATCGTAATGAACTATCGTCATCGTACTTAATAGCATTAACTAGATTTTGCTCATACAACGGCTGTAATAATCCTGCCTTTTCGGGGTTTTTCTTTAACGCTAAATTAAAAGCAAGACCTGTAACTAGGCAGGGAAGAAATCTACTAGGTACATCAACGTCGTCTACAGACGCAGAAATATCTTGAATTCGTTTCCAACGGTAAGAAATAAACTTGTCCGTAGAATTCTCAGGAGCAGGCCAAACGTATAACTTAGGCGTGATCGTTCTTTCAAGATAGTATTGAGTAACCCTAGCTTGGGTTTCTTTATTAGGAATATCTAAATAGTCTCCACGATCTATACGATCTATCTGGAAATCTGTTTGAATCCCGTTTTGTGTCCTACGGATAACTGCGTCTAAAATGTCAATATCATACTGATTTAAGTCGTAGGTAGTCGTCCCCTGAACTAAATCAAGGGAGACTTGTTCTACTTCCCAAATCTGGATACCTCGGTTAGACCAGTCTGCGAACATAATGTTCATAGACCGTCTAGCTGTTACCCCGTCATATCCGGTACGGTATTCTAGTCCAGCTAGTTCGTAGGCTTCTTCAATCGCATCTGCTGCGGTTAAAGTGAAAGTTCTTGTTCCTGATGTGGCCATTATCCATAGTTCTTCAGAAGTTCTAAAACAATCACATAGCTGTCGTTAGAAGATGCTCCAATGGTAGTCAGATTTATGTCTCCGGTTTTACCAGAACCTGACGTATTCTTGAGTCCTCCAAAAGAACTAAAGTCCATATGACCATTACTATCCTGAGCCAACCCCAATGCTATCGTATCAGTAGTCGCATCAAATAAAAGCTGTACTTGCGTAAAGCCGATAATCGAATGACTTACTTTTTCTATAAGCACACTACTACAAGCAGTTCCATCTTCTCTCGCTGCCAAACCACTAACGTCGATCTTAGTTACGGCACTTTCACCAGTGCCGTCGCTAAGATTAGTTAGTTGTATGACAGCTTTATGCGTACCATCAGAGATAGTTGTTGAAGTTACTGCATCTGCCATATTTTATCTCCCATAAAGGGAAGAAACCTTCCCCTTAATTTAATTGTTATAACTCTTATGCGTCAGCAAAAGGAGTAACAATAGTTCCGGAGCCGAGCAATAAAGTATTGTGTACAAGATAGGTCGCAGCATCAATTGCGGTTACTTGAACAACACTGCCGACTATGCCGCCTTTAGTTGAACCATTGAGAGTCATCACATCGTTTGATGCAGCTGGGAAGAAAGCCTTCTTTGAGCCATCGTCAACAGCGACCATCGCAGCGCCTTTAAACTTATCAGTGCCGTCCGTCAAAATATCCAGATCTGTAGCTGCGGTTTCAATATAGAAAAAGAAAGACGCGCCTACATTATTAGCTTGATCAGGAGACGTAGGGTCAGTTGGGGCAGTAGTAACAATCGAAGGAAGCGTAAACTTTCCATCCGCATCGTTACATAGCAGGATTTTACCTGCGTGAGCTGCAACAGTTAGCGAAGTGTCTGCAGTTAGGCTAACAGTAGTGTTAACGCCTGCGTTTATAAAACCCGCCAAAGATTTGATCGGGCCAGCAAAAGTGGTCTGTGCCATTGTAATTACCTCTTACGAAAGGATTCGCCCTAGAGTCTTCGTAACGTCCGTCTGAGTCGGTCGCTAGGGCTGTTTTTTCTCAGATAGTTCGTTTATACAGGAGAAAAAGAAAAGGGGCAACAAGTGCCCCTTTCCCAGACGAGGATTTAAGCTCCTGGAGAGCCGAAAATACCACGCCAATCGGAGAAGCCAAAGCTGTATCGCTCTCTGGCCTTGTACCGAACATTACCAGTTTCGAAGTCACCTTCCATGCTGGTCGATACAGGAGAACGCACAAAGTGCTTCAGACCGTTAGGTACGTCAGTCGTCAGGAAGAACGCATCAGTATCTGTTAGATAATGATTGACGGTGTATCCTTCAGGAACCATACCCATGTTACGGAGTGCGTTGATATCGTTATCAGCCGTACCTACTCGTCCAGGAGTTTCCAGTAGACGATCTGCAACGAATTGCAGAGCGGTAGGGATAACCAGCTTACGCGCCTGAGCATTGATCTTTAGACCACGCTCATCTTCGAAAGCTGCGATATCGATCAGCGCCTGTTCCAGTGAGGTTTCGTTGAGGTCAGACGCAGTCGATAGTTCGTTGCGTTGAGTCTCGTTACCTACTGTCGGGTGATCAGTTGCACACAGTTCTTTGCCATCACCGCCAAGGAAACTAGAGTTAAACGCATTGTTCAATACGTTTGCACCCTTAATGTTCTTGGTAGTCATCATTGAACGAGCGAGTGCTCGCGTATAACGAGATGACAAAGTGTCGTACAAGTTATCTTCAATAGCTTCTTCAGTCAAGCTGAACGCCAACGCGATAGTCTCGTGAGTGTACCGTGCAGTAAAAGATTCTTGCGCGGTGTCATAAGAAACACCAGAACCTTCAAACTTCACAGGAGCCTCACCGAAACCACTCAGCATTACCTCTTCTTCAAAAGCACGTTCTGAAGTTTCGGATTCGAAGATTTCTTCGTACTCAGCGTCGTAGCGATCATACTCTAGTCCGAAGAGAGCATGAAGGCCAGGAACCAGCTCTTTTACGAGTTGAGCTCTATTAATAGCCATTAGTTACTCTCCTATACCGCAAAGACGTTAGTTGGGAATGTAAAGTAACCACGGGCGTTAGCACCAATTTCGTTACTTGGGGAATCTACAAACCTATTCAACAACGCAATGCCGCTGCTAGTAGTTGCTGTTACACCTTCTTTGGAACGTCCATTGTTAGTGCTACCAGCTGTTGTGGTAATAGTGTACTTAGCGCCAATAAAACTTACAGCAGGAGTACCCGCAGTAAATTGTGCTTCATACACGATAGCTGGATCAGTATATACATACGCTTCTGCATCAGCAGCGCCAAGTGTTACTACATCTGCTGTCCAGATGTTTGAAAACGTGGGGGTGCCGTCAGTCGCTGTAAAAAATACTCCAGCAAATACTCCAGCAGGAGTACCTGTCGCAGTGCCTTGGATTACATACCCAGAAGAAAGGTTAACTACGTCTCCAGTAAATATGGAGGCATTAGTACCACTTGCAATACGCAACTTCTGAGGACGAATCGTTCCACCATATAGGTGGTAGGCTGGGGTGAACCCGTTAGGGGCGTCAGTATTAGCCATGATTTAATCCTCTAAGGAAAATGATGAAATTAATCAGCAGACGAATTACGACTGCCAAACTCTACTTTTGTGCTTCTCCTCATGTCGCTATGTCTAAGCGGCATTCTAGGATCAGCTTCTCGCATCAAATCATTGTCAACACCTTGAAGTTGTTCCGCAGTTTTTCCTTGGAAATACTGGTTACGTTCTTCAACGGTCTCTTCAGGGACTTTTGCGAGGATCAATCCACCTACGCCTATTACGCCAGCGTGCTTACCGTCCTCAATAGTCGGAGCGTCGAAATCAGGATAGTCTTCTGCTCTTACTGGCTCGAATCCTTCACGAATACGTTTTGACATATTCGCTTTGTCATCGTTACCACGAACTTCTGCACGAACCCATCTGTGCTTATAGCCAGCTGGGGCTTGAGGGGCGTCCAACATTGAAGGTGGTTGCCAAGGTTTACGGCGAGCTGTTTTTGCTCGAGTTTCAGCAGATCTGGAGGTACGATCTGTCATTTTCATCTCCTATTGAACGTGTTTTGCGTACTCTTCTAGAGGCACACCTATTCTTTTAGCAATCGCTATTTGTGAAGGTGTGAGTTTTACACTGCGTGCGCCTTTTTTAACAGCGCCAGCCCCACGGCTTGCGCCTGCTACAGCAGACTGCACGGTTTTCGTCTCATCGACAAATTTCTGTGGGAAAAGGTCACGCATTTCTGCATCAACCCTTTCGTAATAATGTTTAGAACTAGGAACAACCCCTTCTTTAACAAGTTTTTGATGAATCCCCATAGCAGCATACGTCATGCCTTCGTCTTCACCAAACCAGCTGTTTCTTTCTGCCCACGCTTCTGCTTGCGCATCTGGAGCTGCTGGTTGCAGGTTTCTTTCCTGCGGCAGCTGAGGGGATACAACCTCTTGTTCTGCAATTTGTTTTTGTTTGGCTACTAATCTTTGGGCATTCTGCGCTTCAAAAGATGTTTTAGCAACCGCTTCTGTAGCTAAAGCAATAGCCTCTGCATCACCAAGTTCTTGAGCTTCTTTTAGAGCACGACGTGCACGCTCCCTATCTGAATCAATTCTTTGTTGATATTCGTTTACAAGAGTAGAGTCTGAAGACTTTAATTTTGTTTGCAGTTGGTTATTTTGATCAGAAACTTTTCTAGCAAACTCAATCGCTTCTTCGCGCTGGCGTTCTGCCTCTCGCATGCGATAAGTTAGTTTATCAATGCGCTTTTTTACACCGTCGCTATAATCGTCTAGTTCATCTGACTCAACGACTTCTTGAGCGGAGGTGTCTAAGTCTCCTGCGCTTTCTTGTATTACGTCAGCCTCTCGGGGATCAACTTCTTCATCAGGAAGTATTAGTTCAATATCTTGGGACTCAGCCATTTATCTCACCTTATTGCAGAATATCTTCTGGATTGTTTACGGTAGCTAGAATTTCATCATCGTTTAAAAGACGCATGTCGCCTCCGTCGATGTTAAACCTAGCTCCTGCATAGCGACCAAAAATTACCCAGTCGCCCTCTTCGCACCAAGGGCCATCTGGAAATTTATCTGGATCGGAATAAGCATCTGGGCCTTTTCTTACGACAAGCCCAACTACGGTAGCTATCCGCTCTTTATCAAGAGTTTGTTTAGCTAACATAATGCCGCCTTTTGTTTTCTCCGGAGGAGTAAACGGAAGAATAAGTAACCGATAACCCGTTGGGTTAGGTAGCTTATCCGCGTGCGTTTCATAATTTTCAGAGGTTATTGCCTCTTTCGCGGGTTCCAATGGCGTATCAGAACCAAAATTAAGAACTCGGTTAGGGGTAGAGTTTTCAATGTTCCCTACTTCATTCAAATCAATATCTGTCGTCTTCGACATCTTCCATCCTTCCATGCAGGGCAGTAATTTCTTGTTCAGCGAAGTTAAGCCCTGATATCTCCCCAACAATACGTTGGTACTGAACAAAGTCTTGTGCGCCACCAGTGGCGAGAGTCTGCGTGAGATCCTGTTGTCTCTCACGCAAATTGCGGAGTAAAAACTCCGAATATTTTATGAAATCCATTAGTTAACGTAGCTAGTAAAATCTAATCCTTTAGTAGCTGCGCCAGTTCCTTTGGTCTTTACTTTTTTGCCAGGAATGCTGATAGTTTTTTCTGCCAACATCGTAGCTTTTGCAAAACCTTCGTTAGAAGGTTCTGGGATTGACGGTTGGACTCCTGCCTTTTGAGTTTTAGGGGACGGATAAGGCATTTCCGTGTTTCTAAGGTTTCTCATTTTTTACCTTTACTACGAGAACGAGTTGAACCGCCGCGCTTCATTTTCATCGGCATTTTTTTAGCGGTCTTACCGCCCATGCCCATTTTCTTAGGCATCTTTTTGTTTTTCTTGTGTCCAGGCATTTTAATCTCCTTCGGCGTACAAATTGTTAAACGTAATGTTCGGATCCATGTAGCTATCGTCAATCTCCGCGCTATGCACGTGCTGACTAGGATAAAAGTTCGGTGCTCCTGAACCTGTCTCCCATAATGCAGGATTAGTCGCTCTTACACGATTGTTAGGCAACGCTACAATATTGCCTGTCCATTTCCCCGCATCAGTAAGCTGAATAACATGACTCTGCTTATGTTGGGCAGGGTCGTCAGCTATATCGTTCCCTGTATAGTCAACAGTGAACAAATACTTTCCTGTATGAAACTCGTTATCTATCTTACACAGCCAAGGGCTAGAAGATACACGATCCATAACAATAACTTCATGGTCTCGGGAACTACAGTCCCAAGGCTGCGCTAGATGAGTTGCCATAGCTTCAGGCATCTCATCAATAAGTGCGTCTCCAACTAAAGCGGTGATAGGCATCCTAGCCCACATCGCCCCACCATGAAGATTTTCAGAATCTTCTTCCTCGTCAAGTTCGTACCCTGTAAATACGACTTGAAAAGATAAACATCTATCAGGGATGGTGTTTACCGCAATCGCTATTGCATGTAAATACTCTCCGTGATACTGTAAATGATTGTGCGTATACTCTTTTCTGACCCAGCAATTAAAATGCGGGATATTACTTATTAAATGAGGCAATTAATCCTTTTCCTGTGACTCCCGAACAATCTTTGCAATCTCAGTCAAATTAGAATCTACTTCTCTATCGTCGCGCATTTCTGCTTGCTGTAAATCAGAAGCTACTCGGATATCCGTTTGTTGTTCTTGAGATTCAATACGCTCTCTTTCCAACTGCGCTTTACGCTCGGATTCCCTATCACGCTGCTTGAGTTTTTCGAACTCTAATTCCATCTGCTCTTCGAACATCTGGCGCTGAGGATCTTGCTGCTGTGCGGCCATCGCTTGAGCAAGAGCTTGTTCTTGACCAGTAATTTGCTGAGTAGCTTGTGCGGCTGCTACAGCAATCTGGCTTTCCATCTCAGGCGGCAACTGAGGCATCTGACCATCTGGTCCAGGCTGAGGTAATTGGATACCTTGTTGCGCTAATAACTCCTCCACTTGAATACGATACTTCAACGCTTGGTGCTGCTGAATATGCGCTTGTAACGCTGACATCGCCTGTGGGTTTTGCTGAGTTTGAGGATTTTGCATAAACGCCATATGAGTTTGGATATGCGCGTCATGGTTTTGTTGTATGAAGGCTTGTAATGGGCCTATCATCATGGCATCCATATTTTCTTGGATGGGGTCTTTAGGAACAGGGGCCATATCAGGTAATAAGATATCGTCGATATCTTTGATATTTAGCGCAGTATACATCTTACGAAAGGCTTCTTTCATGTTATGTATTTGAGGGGCGCTTTGGGCCATCTGTAGTTGCGTTTGTGCCAAAATAATACGTTGTGTCGTACTAAAAATGTTTGGATCACAAACGGGAATGATATCGACACTGTTGTCGAAATCTTCGGCGAATACAGTTTTCTGAGCACCCTGTACTTGGTACGGATATTCAGGAGGTAAGTATTCTCCGAATAATCTTTTTAGGATTTTGAATTCGTTACGTTGTGCATAGTGCAATCTCTTATGGATTGCGGAAATTACTTTTTGTCCTTTTTCCAACAACGCAACGGTAGTGCCTACCGGAGCATTAGAATTAGCGTCGCCAGTTTGGTTATCCATTACAGACGCAAACCGCTGGCCAGACTCCACTAGAACTCCCATCAACTGCGCAAGAGCAGGACTAGGTTCCTTATACGGTAGCGGCATAAAGGACTCGCGGATCGTACCTCCAGGAGTATCGACGTCACGCCACTCTCCAGGCTGTACCGGATCATCTGACCTTTGGATATTTAATCCACGTGCTTTAAATCCGGCAGGTAAGTTTGCTAATGTACCTGCGTCAATTAACTGTCGGAGGATTGCGGTCGCTGATTTCGTAACGCCGCCAATCATGTGAATTAGACCAAAACCGTAAAAGCCTAATCCTGGAAGGAATTTGTAATGCGTAAAGTATTCAATCTTCTTTCGCATCGGATCGG